TACAACTGCTCCTGTTCCGCCTAAAAAGCATCCAATGAAATCTACTGATAGTGGTGCGACTGCTCCAGATATCGAAGTGCCCGATGCTGGACAAGCTAAAGACACACTCGCTGGTATAACTTCAGCTGAAATTGAAGCTGCTAGCTCAACTCCAGAAATGAGAGCAGCACCAGATCTAGCTAAATCATTGATTCAGAATAATCCTGGCGGAACAGGTAATGCAGCAACAGACGTCGGTAGTCCCTTCGGTTAATAAGGATATATAATGGCAAAATATAAAGAACAAAAACCAGGTGGTGGTAGCTCAAAGTATTTGGGTAATCATGTAATCACGACTGAAGCTGGTCATAAAATCGAGATCGATAACTCACCAAATGACAGACGTATCCACGTTTATCACGCGAGCGGGACGTATATTGAAATTAAAGACGACGGAGCTCGTATCGCAAAAGTCGTAGCACAAGATCAGGAATTTCTTGAAGCAGGTAAAGATCAGAAGATCACTGGTCAGTTTAATCTTACTGTCGATGGAGATGTGTTTATTCACGTGACAGGCAGTATGAAACAAGAAGTCAAAGGTGATTACGAAATAGTCACACATGGTGATTTCCGTGTTATTTCTTCTGGAAATAATCTACAAGAAACTGGAGGCGACCAACGTGTTCAGGTGAATGGTAAGACTTCCCATAGAACAGGCGGCGAGCGCGAACATATTACTGGTTCTAATATGGTTGAAACTGTCGGCGGAAATCGTAGCGTAACAACTTCTGGTGATTCCACTAACATGACTGCTGGTTCAACTGGTATCGTTTCTGGTGGAGATGTATCTATCGTATCTGCCGACAATATGGGAATTGGTGCTGGCGGCGAATTGGGAATTGGCGTTTCAGGTAACATGACTGCATCAGCTACTAAGATATTCTTGAACTGATAGGGAAATAAAATGTCTGATGGCAATTTCACTTTTTTAGTCGATGGAAAAACATTAAATGTGACGAGTTTAGCAGATCTTCCCAGCACAGACGCAATAGGTTCTGCTACGTCATTTAGAGTTCTAGCGTTCGAACCTACTATTACGAAAATATGTAATAGATATGGTTGTCGTGCTGATCGTGCGAAAATAGATAATATGATCAGTACAATGAAAAGTTTAATATCAAAGGAAAAATGATATGCCGGCAGTTACTAGATTCGGTGATGCAGATATTTGTCATTGTTCAGGAATGACAAGACAAGGTTGTTCTGCAACAGTAATCATTAATGGATTAGGTGTTAGTAGACAAGATGATGCCAACACAACGCATGATGACGACGCTTGTCTTCCGCATTCCGCAGCAATTACTACTGGTTCTACGACTGTATTTGCTAATGGTAAGGGTGTAGGTAGAATAGGCGATGCTATCACAGGTTGCACTGCCGTAGCAGCAGGTTCTCCAAACGTATTTGCAGGTGGATAATGGTAGATCAAGTTTCTCAAGATTATAAAATAGCAACTGCATTTCCTGACGCAGTTCCAGGACAAATGTACACAATTAATGGTCAGCAACTCATGTACAAAGGCGCTGATAAGATTCAAGACATGATTGATGACTTGAGTATGAAACATCCTGAAATGCTTAACACGCAAAATGCAGCTGCTATGCTTGCCGACCCTTTAGGATTCAAACCTCCTACGTTTCAGCTAGACCCTGGAATAGCAAAAGGACTTAACACTCTTAATGCTGCTGCCCAATTAACTGGAGCAGCAAGTAATTTGGCTGGTGTTGCTGGTAATATTGCCGGAGCAGCAGGATTAGCAGGTGCTGCTGGTGCATTAGGCGGTGCCGCAGGAGCTTTGGGTGGCGTTGCTAATGCGCTAGGAGGTGGATTATCTTCACTTACTGGCTTAGCTAAGGGATTTGTTCCTCCTGGATTAGATGGTCCTATGGAAGCAATTAAAGGAGCTGTAGGAAAAGTTACAGCAGGAATACCAGGACTCCCTGGAGGCGAAGGAATAGCAGCCGCGAGCGCGGGCGCTCACGCGATCGCAGGTCAAATTGCTAGTGTTAAAGCTCACTTAACTGCTCAAGTAAAAGGTCCTGCAGCTGCACTATTCAAAGCTGTAAACGGAAATCTATTGTCAGACATCCCTGGAGCTGACGCACTTAAGAATGTTGTTAATCTTCAGAGTCAGGTTGCTGGTCTTGCTGGATTAGCGAGTAATCCTATAGCATTCGCAGCTTCGGCAGCTGGAATTGCTGCAAAATTTCCTATGATAAATGTGAATGCCATAGCAAGTAAATTGGTTAGTGGTGCTGCTTCAGGGGCGGCAATGAATTTAAATACAATGATACCGAATATGAATTTGGCTGGTGGTGTTATGAAAATGCTCCCTATTCCAGGCAAGACTCCTACTGCGAATGCAATCAAACCTCAGAAAACTGCTAATCCTGCTAAACCAGTCAAAGCATTACAGATGAAAAATCTATTCGCCGAAGCAGCTGCCGGAGGTACTCTAGCGACATTAACTCAACCTTTGTCTGCTTTTATGGGGATGATGTCAACCATCGCACCTCAAACAAACCTAATTAATAGTGGACCTGCAAAAACTTCGTACGGTGACCAGAAATTAACTAGTAATGCCAATACAGTTAACTGGGGTTCAGGTGGTTATGGGCGTAATGAAACATTAGTTGCGCAGGAACAGAAACGACTAGAGCTAACTGCTAAAATTGAAAAGCATATGGCCGAATTAGAACAAATGACAGATTATAGTAAGCTCACTTCGATGAGCTATGCTGATATGAAAAAGAAATATCCACAAATTAAATCCAACACAACTGTAGCTGAAGCTTTACACATTATTGATTTAGCTGAAAAGGCGGCTAAAAATAATGGTACTATGACCGGTTGATACATTTAATATTATAATATCATAATTTGCTTTTGTCAAGAGTAAAATACGAAATAAATAAGATAAAGGAACCGCGAATTATGATCAAAAAGCCTAATCATAAAATAAACAAAGCAATAAACAAAGACTTTGACCTTGGTTTTAGAAAACACCCTACGACCGGTAAGCTGATAATCAAAAAAGATGATGAAGCTATCAAACAAGCTGTGAAGAATCTTGTTCTAACAAATCACTACGAAAAACCATTTCATCCCGAATTTGGCGGAAATATTCGCGCACAACTATTCGAAAATTTTGATTCTATAACTAAATCGCAATTCGAAACGATGGTTAATATAGCGATAGAGAACTACGAGCCTAGAATAACATTACAATCTCCAGAAGGAAAACCTTCTGTTACTGTGAAAGAAGATCCGGATAATAATTCTGTGATGGTCAGTGTTCGTTTCCGAAACAACAATACTCTCAGCGACGTGACTCTAGACGTCAATCTAAATAGGATCCGCTAATGCCTGCTAATACAGATCTTATCGTAACAGGATTAGACTACGATACTATTCGTGCAAATTTGCGCACATTTATTTCGGCTAAACCAGAATTCACAGATTACGATTTTAATGATTCTGCTCTAGGCACGCTTTTAGATTTGCTTGCGTATAACACATATTATAATGCGTTCTATACTAATATGGCGGCAAATGAAGGTTTCTTGGATACAGCACAGCTGTATGATAGTGTGATTTCCCATTCTAAAAAACTAGGATATGTTCCGACGAGCGCACGAGGCGCGAGCGCGAACGTGAAATTGATTTTCACTAATTCTTTTGCAAACACAACATTCCGTTCTATTCGTGTTGCTAAAGATACTAGATTTACTGCAACGATAAACGGTATCGCTTACACCTTTGTTGCGCCGCAAACCTATACTATATCAGCAAATAGTGACGGAGGATTCGCTGATTACATTAAAATTGTGGAAGGCGTTCCCCTAAAACACAATTTCGTTTACGTTGAAGGCGCGAATACTTCTTTTGTTTTACCTAATGATAATGTAGACTCAGATAGTATCGCTGTAACAGTTACTACAAATGGCACTGTTTATACATATAATAAAGCCGACAGTATCGTTACAGTGAATTCTAACTCTGCTGTATTTTTCATAGAAGCTGACAGAGAACAGAAATATAAGGTGAGTTTTGGAGATGGAATATTTGGTAAAAAACCATCTACTCACAGTATAGTTGGAGTTTCCTATAGAGTATGTAATGATGTTCAAACCAATGGCGCCAAACTGTTT